CGTTGTGGTTTTCTCCCATCTAACAACAGTGATGCCTGGGAAGCGGGCAAACGACCCAGTAAACAAGGGTATTACTCATGAACGACAAAGAATTTATCCACGAAATATATCAATTAGTTGTTGGTGATGAACATGCGTCAAGGACAGATAACAACAAATTTAGCCACGAAGAAATCCTAGATTTAATAAAAGACTACCAACTTACATACTACGAAAAGGAAAACTCATGAACCGTATGCCATGTAGAATTACCGACGACCCATACAGCGACTACTCTGATTTTATAGAGCAAGAAGGCGTGTATAAACAGTACATTGAAGCTGATCCAGACTATGAGCGCGATACGCAGCTAAACAAAAAACTCGTGCTGAACACAAGTCTTGAACCATTAATCACTCCTCATGTAGGAGACAAACCATAAAGTACTTGAGCTAATATATTAGCACTGATACTATTTCGCTCTTACCAGGAGAGTATGATGAGTATTAACGAAGCAACCCCGAGAGACTGGGACAAAGTTAGCAAAACTAAATCTTATATTGACCCTTACGACATACAACCAGACCCAGTAAATAAGCCTTCGCATTACAACGCGGGTAATATTGAGTGCATTGATTATCTCAAAGATAGCTTAGGCACTAATTTTGAACATTACCTAGAAGGTTCAATAAAAAAATATCTTCACAGATTCCGCTATAAAAAAAGTTCAGTAGAAGACCTTCGTAAAGCTCGTTGGTATTTAGACCGTTTAATCACCGAACAACTCGATAAAAATTCGTAATTTCCAACATCACCTAGGAGGGTGCTATGGATACCAAAGAATACTTTCAAGAATTACCAGGTCTTGAAAAAGACAACCTTCATCCAGAATTTCATACATATTTAACTACTTATATACGTGCAAGATCACCCCAGCTATATAGTGAAATTGCATCGCGCTTTAGATTTATAGAAGGCGAAATCTATGCTCAGCACGAATGCAATGGAAAACCTTTCTAATGTTAATAACTCTCGATTTTGAGACATACTTCGACACCAAAGTGTCTCTAAGCAAACTCACTACAATGGATTACGTCAGGCATGAAAAGTTCAAAGTATGGGGCGTTGGTATCAAGATTAATCATGATGAAACAGAGTGGTTTGGTGAAGACGAAACAGAAGCAGCAATACATGATATTGATTGGAGCGAAGCAACCCTTATCTGTCACAACACCCCCTTTGATGGCTATATTTTAACCAGGTACTACGGCGTAATACCTAAATTTTATGTAGACACAGCATCTATGGCGCGCGCTTTAGCGCCAGGCCAGTCGGCCCGGCTAAAAGACTGCGCTATCCGCGAATTTCCAGACGACGAAACCATGCGTAAAGGTGAAGAACTTATAGATGCAAAAGGTATCTATGATCTAGATCCCGAAACAGAAGCAGCACTTGGTGGTTATTGTATACAAGATGTAGATCTCACCTACGCTTTGTATAGAAAAATGATTAATAAAATGCCACTGACTGAATTAGAACTTATCGACATCACTTGTCGAATGTTCTGCGAACCTAAATTGACCGCGAACCTCGAAACATTAATCAAGTTTCGTGATGAACAAATCTCTAATAGTGAAGCAGCCATTGCCGCTGCAGGTATTGACCGCAAGATACTTAGTTCTAATCAACAATTTGCAGACTACATAAAACTAGAATTAAATATTGTGCCGCCTACAAAACGTAGTCCAACAACAAACAAACAAATACCCGCGTTAGGTAAAAACGATAAAGCATATCAACAGATGGTTGCAATGAACCCTCAACTGCAACATATCTGGGATGCCCGTGCCGCTGCAAAAAGTCGTATTAATCAAACCAGAGCGCAACGTTTCATTGATGCTAGACACGACGACGGCACGATTTCTGTACCGCTGCGGTATTACGCAGCACACACAGGCCGTTTTGGCGGCACTGAAAAAATTAATATGCAAAACATGCCGCGTAAATCCCCATTACGTGCAGCATTAGAAGCACCCGAAGGTAAATTAGTATTCGTAGCCGACTTATCAAACATTGAAGCGCGTATGCTTGCCTGGTTAGCAGATGAAGATGACTTGTTGCAGCAATTTAGAAACAACGAAGATGTATACGCTAACCTCGCACAAGACATCTATGGACGTCCCATAAATAAAGATGATCATCCGCTTGAACGTTTTGTAGGTAAGACTGCAGTTTTAGGTCTTGGCTACGGAATGGGTGCTACAAAATTTCAAGCAACTTTAGAAGCTGGCGCTATGGGCCCGCCCATGAAATTTTCTGATAAAGAAGCAACAAACGTTGTAAATACATACCGCACTACATATCCAGGTATACAAAATTTGTGGACTAAATTAGAACTCAAACTTATCAATACAATCAATTGTAATTTTCACGAAGTTTGGCGCTGTCTAATTTTTAGTGACAAAAAAATAGAGCTGCCTAATGGTTTAGCCTTGCATTACAACAACCTCCAACACAAAGGAGGGCGGTTAACTTACACCTCTCGAAACGAAGAGCAAACATGGGGAGGGCGTATTACCGAAAACGTAGTACAAGCACTATCGCGTCTTGTTGTAACAGATGCAATGCTACGTATTCAATCTGACAAAGATCTCAATGCTGATGTTGTACTTACAGTGCATGATGAGATCGTTTTAATTAGCCAAGCTATTAATCCTGATGCTACAATGGACAAGCTCATTGAGCACATGTGTGTCCCTCCATCTTGGGCACCAACCCTTCCTCTTCATGCGGAAGGCGGATATGGCAAAGGATATAGCAAATAATTAAATGTCTAGACTAGTGCTAACAAGGAAGATTAACGAACAAATCATCATTCACAAAGATGACGACGGCGTTTTGGCGACATTGAAAGTGTCAAAGGTTGACAGGAACCAGGTTCGCTTAACATTTGAAGCTGGTAATGAGATCAGGATTGATCGACAAGAAATATTCGACAAGAACGCTCCTACTAAATAAATAATACCTATGGTATTATTGATGCTCTGTAGGAGGAGCCATGCAATTAACGTTTTTAGAAGCCGCGAATGGGCAACGGCTAAGCAAACGACACTGCCCAAAAAATGGATTTACCCCATACCCACACGTAAAAAACGTAACATCTCACGAACATAATATACCTTTAAACGATGCTGGCTTAGCCATGCTAGAACGTCTTATTATTGATGAAGGCAATAAAGGCTACTGTCTATTAAAAGGTGATCTAAAACGTCCACTTTCTAACGAATCGCGAGCAGGAAAAACGAACCGCGTTGCGTACTCCAATCTACTTGTACTTGATATTGATGGCATTACATTGCCAGGGCATACAAATTTAAAATCCTATGATGCTAAAGCAATAAGTATATTAGCAAAATCAATATTGCGTGAGTTACCACCTGCATTACAAGACTGTAGCTTTATTGCACAAGCATCATCTAGTTTAGGTCTTAAAGGAGACAAGGTTTCCTTACATATATTTATGCTTCTCAAACATGCTATGCCTGCAAAAGCAGTCAAATTATGGTTGCAAGCAGCTAATTTTGAATCTCAACTTTTCGCATCTCAATTAGAGCTGTCTTCTAATGGGCATTCACTCAAGTTCCCCCTTGATGCAAGCGTTGCTGATAATTCAAAACTCATCTTCATTGCTCCTCCTACCTTTGAAGACGGAACCCACGACCCTTTCAGATCCTCGTCTGATCGGGTTGTGCGCGTTTCCGGTATTACAAACGTTCTGGATCTTGCAGCTCTTATGGGCGACATTAGTCCAGAAGTAATACATCAAAAAAGTAATGAATATAAAAATAAATTACGTCTACAGCGCGGCTTTAAAGCAAAAAAAGAACGGTTAACCATCGCTACTGTTAATAATAAATCAGAAGAAATTCTAAATAATCCTGACAAAATGTCTATTCAAATTACAGACGATACAAACCCTCCATACATAAGGTGTAACGTAAACGGCGGAGACAGCAACGCATATTATTTCAAACTTGAAGATCCTACATATATGTTCAATTTTAAAGGCGAACCTATATGGTCAATTGAACAAGCTGACCCGGATTTCTACAAATCATTATTTGATGTGTATCAAGAAGAAATGGAAAAAGAGGGTAGAGCTAACTTCCCTGTAGCATTACGTGATTTTTATACAGATACATATTACAACGGTGTTTTTGATCCAAACCTTAACCAATTCAGTGAAGACTTTCCGCTTATGCCTTGTTCATCAGCTAGTATAGAAGGGTTTATGCGTTCCCACGGACGTAGTAAGCCTGATTTTGTACCTGATGCAAAAGTTGTCTTTAACCCAACATCTGACGAAGCAGCTGTAAATTTAACTAACGTGCCTTATCACATCAATATGTTTCGTAAAACAGAATACATGCTATCAAACCGTAAACACGAATCATTAAGCATGGGTGACGCACATAAAATCGCAAGCTCATGCCCACTTATATATAAACTTTTAACCCACATTCTTGGTGGTCAAAACTTAGAAGTTGAACACTTTACTAATTGGTTAGCTTACATTTTTCAAACTAAAAAGAAAGCAATGACCGCATGGGTATTACAAGGTGTACCTGGTACAGGTAAAGGTATCTTTTACACTAAAGTGCTGCGTCCACTTTTTGGTGTAGAGCATGTGCCAATGCGTGCATTGCAAAACATCGAAGAGCAATTCAATCTTTATATGAGACAAGCACTGTTCCTAGTTGTTGATGAATTCCATATGGCATCAGCTAATGCAGGTACCATGAAAATTGCTGATAAACTCAAGAACGCTATTACAGAAAACACAATGACTATTCGTGCAATGCGTTCTAATCAAGTTGAAATGCCTAACTTCACTAACTTTATCTTCCTTACTAACCGTATGGATGCTGTAAAAATTGAAGAAGGCGACCGTCGATACAACATCGCTCCAAGACAGGAGCAAAAGCTTGAACATGTATACCCAGAAGTTATCGAAGGTATTGATGATATAAGCAAAGAACTAACTGTCTTTGCAGCACTACTGCAAAATTACAATGTTAACAAACAACTTGTGCGTACACCTATTGCTAATAATGCAAAAGCACAAATGGCTCAAGTAACAATGTCAGTTATGGAAGAGTTCTTTGCAGCAGTGCGTAACAACAACCTTAATTTCTTTACAGAAATTCTAGATATTAGCGTAACCAATGTTATGCAAGCGCAAGAAATTACAACCGCACAACGCTTTGTAAAGCAGTGGATTGCAGAATCTGAATGGCCTTATTCCGTCATACCAATGGAACACTTGCGAGTTGTATATTCAGTACTAACAGAAGATCGTATGTCTCAACGTGAATTTATAAAAAAAGCAGAGCGTTGTGGAGTAAGTAGAGAACGTAAAAGAGTCTATGGAAGTCCACGATCCGTTAATCCAATTAATGGTGTAATTACACAATGGCAACTTATAAACGATACGTTTAAAGAACTTACCGATAAGTACTTTGATGCAAACGATAAGAAGCTTCTTGCAGTAAAATAATATAATACCTATACTAATACTTCTATTTGTTACTATTCTTAGGATATAGAATGATTAAGTTAACTCAGGATACGAGACCCGACAATGTTGTCGATTTTGAAAAACCTAAATCATTAGGTGATGTACGTGCTTGGAGTTACTCAGCTTTAAAAGTTTACGAAGATTGCCCTTATCGTACATATATCAGCAAAGTAAAAGGTGTTAAAGAACCTAGTGGCCCAGCAGCTGATCGTGGTACACAAATCCACCAAGAAGCGGAAGACTATGTTAATGGTACTCTTAGTGAGCTGCCAGATTCATGTAAAAAATTTGAAGATGACTTTAAAGAGCTGCGTCGATTGTTTATTGACGCTAAAGTAGAGCTCGAAGGTGAATGGGGTTTTGACTTAGATTGGGCTCCAGTTGGTTGGATGCAAAAAGAAACATGGGCTCGCATCAAACTTGATGCATTAGTTCACGAAGATGAATCATCAGCTCGAGTTATCGACTACAAAACAGGCAAGCATTTTGGCAATGAAATAGCTCATGGGCAACAAGGTTTGCTTTATGCCATTGGTACTTTTTTTAGATACCCACATCTTCAATTTGTACAAACTGAATTTTGGTATTTAGACCACAGCAAAATTACTTCAAAACAATATACACGCGAACAAGCAATGGTCTTTGCACCTGGTTTTCACCGGCGTGCAATAAAGATGACCACTGAAACAGAATTTGCTCCAACACCCAGTAAAGACAGTTGCAGATGGTGTTCATTCCGCAAAGGTGATGAACCTGAATGTACTTGGGGTGTTAGCTAAACATCTTATTTTCCCCTAAATAAGACCCTTTTTGCCCCTCACTAGAGGGGCTTTTTTATTCCCGATCGGAATTTAACTGATCCTCATGAAGAATAAACAGGAGAACTCAATGAAACATCTAAATAAAACACTCAGATATGCTCTGGGTGTTTTTCTCATATTTTTATTTTTTACTCTTATAGGCCAAGCAATTGCTATTGCATTTTACACTTCACTTGCAATCGCAAGTCTAATCAGCTTGGTCTACTTATTTTCAAGGAAAACAAATGATTCAAGCAGTAATTGCAATTCTAAACATTTATGAACTTTCATTATTTATCGCTGCATTTATAGGAGTTATTTATGATTTTTGCAGGTCTACTTTCAGCACTAGGACTACTGTTCCTGATATTTAAATTTGGTATACGCCGTGTTATTGCGTACGACATACCTATCGATATTACTGTTACAGGCTTTCTCATGTATGCATTTGCTGGCACATACAGCGGCATGATTGCAGCTATGGTCGGCGGCTTAATTGTTTCTATTACTTTATTCATTATGAAACAAACTATGCGTCGCGAAGAACTCAAACTAATCAAAATTAAATCTTTCCCATATCGCGCTATGCGTTGGGTAGGAGTACAGCCATGATTTTAAATATTATCAGTTTTATATTTACAGTTATTATTTTTGGAATTTTATTTGATGGTGCTCGACTCATGCTTCAAGACGCAGAAAAGCGCCATGAAATTAGAAAAAAATTACAAGAGGAACAAGACAATGACTGATTACAAAGAATTGTTATGTGGACACTTAAAGGAGATCTTTGATGACGCTGCCAGCAAACCTAAAAATGTTTTACAAAAGGGAAGGAACAATTATTCAGTACACAATATCGACAGACCCCGAGGAAGCTATGTACTGGTCAACATACCGTCTCAAGAAAGGAGATATAAGCCTTCATATCAAGTTAGACAGATCGTTGAAAGCACAGATCAAAGAGGAGATCCTGCATGACATCCTTAGCAGAGAACCTAATCCCAGTAGTAAATCTCAGACCACCGAGGACAAGATACAAAAAAGGAGTAAAAGCACCCAACCTATCTATGTTAAAACGCGGAAAACAAAACAAAAAACTCGGAGATAAGATAACTAAAGGTGCTTGGAAAGGCATGACAATGTATTCACTTACATTAGAAGAACGTGCTACATGCCCTAGTGATTGTGAACAGTGGGATAATTGTTATGGTGATAACATGCCCTTTGCACATAGATTTAATCACTTACATCCTGACTTTAAAAATAATCTTGAAACCCAACTTTGCGAGCTAAACAAAAAACACAACGCAGGTTTTGTTGTACGACTTCATGTACTTGGAGATTTTTACGATGGCTTATACATTGCTCAATGGCAGCAGTGGCTGCATAAATTTAAAAACATGCATGCATTTGGATACACACACCATCGATATACATCTCAACTAGGCGTCATGCTTAACAACATCAACCGTATTTACTCAGACCGGTTTCGCATTCGTTTTTCAGATGACTGGGATACAGAATTTAGCGCACATGTTATTGATGCAAACCAAACACAACACGTAAAACACGGCATTGTATGTCCTGAACAGCTCGGTAAAACAGATAGCTGCGCAACCTGTAGCTACTGCTGGTCAAGTAATAACCCTGTCATTTTTATTGAGCATTAATATTAGCTATGGTATTATTCCAAACCATCAACGAGTGATGTATATGTTAAAACCCTTTGAACATCAAAGCGCTACGACAGCGCACATTCTTAAAAACCCCCGCTGCTTAATTACATCTGATCCTGGTACAGGCAAAACCCGTTCTGTCTTAGATGCAATTGCTATCCGTGGATCGCGAACCTTGGTCCTCGCACCGCTGTCCATCCTTGAAGCATCATGGGCCGATGACATTAACAAGTTTCAGCCAGGTCATACGTACGTAGTCGCGTACGCAAAAAACCGCGCCAAAGCATTTGCTGGTAATGAATCAATTGTGATTACTAATCATGACGCAGTGAAATGGCTAGTTAAAAATCAACATGTACTTAAAGACTTTGAAACTTTAGTAATTGATGAATTTACTGCATTCAAAAACAAAGACAGTCAACGTAGTAAAGCAATTAAAAAATTAACTGACATATTTGAATACCGTATTGCTATGTCGGGCACGCCCAACAGCAACACAATTCTAGATATCTGGCATCCAACATTACTTATTGACGACGGCGAACGCCTTGGTCATCGCTTTTATAGTTTCAGATCTGCTGTGTGTACTGCACGGTTTAATGGCTTTGCTAATGAGTGGGTAGATAAAGATGACGCAGAAGAAATTGTTGCTGCAGCTATTGGTGACATCAACATCCGTTATGAACTAGAAAGTTGCCTTGATATGCCTGAACAAACAATGCATACAAAGCTTGTTACGCTGCCTAAAAAGATCATGAACCAGTACAAAACACTTAGTGAAGACTCTGTGTTATATACCGGCAAAGCTACCATCAACGCTGTTCATGCAGGCGCTAAAGTCAAAAAGTTATTGCAACTATGTACTGGTGCAATTTATGACGAACATGGTGATGTTCAGTCTGTGCATCCAGAACGTTATGAGCTTGTAATGCAGCTAGTATCACAACGCAAACACAGCCTTGTTGCATTTAATTGGAAACATGAAAAACAACATATGACTGCACTTGCAGAAAAACTGCGTATTTCATATGCAACTATTGATGGCGATACACCACCACATCGCCGAAAAGAAATTGTAGATCGTATGCAAGCAGGGCAGTTACAAGTCGTGTTCTGTCACCCTCAATCAGCAGGTCATGGCCTTACTATGACTAAAGCAACTACTGTTATCTGGGCATCACCAACATACAACGCAGAGCATTACCAACAGTTTAATCGACGCATTTATCGCGCCGGTCAAACGCAGCGTACAGAAATAATACAGATCGCAGCGCGCAACACCTGGGAACCAGAGGTATATGAAAAGCTTCATAGCAAGCTTAAACGCATGGAAGACCTTTTAGGAATTCTCAATCAACTTAAAAATGTAGCCTGAAGGAATCAGTATGAATATTAATGAATTAATCGAAGCACGAGCCAAAGTCAAAGACGCTATGGCAGGTCTTAATACAGAGCTTAAAGAGCTTAACAAAACAAAAGATGAGTTAGATTATCAACTCTTAACCCAATTAGACGAGCAGGGTTTGTCACGTACAGCTAATGACAAAGCCAGTGTGTCTATTAACCAAGATACTGTACCTGAAGTGACAGACTGGGATGCATTTTACGCCCACGTTCTCGAACAACAGGACTTCAGTCTCTTACAACGACGGGTATCGTCGACTGCATACAAAGAACTTCTAAAGCTTGGCGAAGGTGTTCCAGGTTTGCAGCCCCGTGAAATTCGACGCATTAACTTTCGATCTTTATAAACCTAAACATGAATCATGAAGAGATAATATTATGGCTAAATCAGCAGTAGCAGTACAACTTGTAGCATCAACAGACTCATTACCAGCGCACCTAAAATCCGTTGAAGGTGCGGGTCGTGGTAACGAAAATGTTGGGCAAAATGTTCAAATCCCTCGCATCAAACTTTTGCAAAAGATGTCAAACGAAGTAGACAAGCACCATGCTAGCTACGTCGAAGGATGCGAGCCTGGACACCTGGTTAACACTTTAACTAATCATAATTATGGCAATGATCTGTATTGTATAAGTCTTACATTCAAAACAGAGTTTGTTGTATGGCGTCATCTTGATGCTGGTGGTGGTTATTTAGGAGCGTTTTCTTCAATGACTGAAGCACAAGCTAAAGTTGACGAGCAAGATAAACCTAGTGAGTACGACATTAACGAAACTCATGCGCACGTCATCCTTATTAAAAATCCTGAAACGGGTGAGCTAGAACGTTCACCAGCCATTATGGATTTCGCTAGCTCTAAACTGCGTGTATCCAAAGCATGGAACTCTCAGATTGGTATGAAGGGCGGCGATCGTTTCGCGGGTCTGTGGAAAGTATCTGGCGTACCTACCGAAAACAAAATGGGCAAAGCGTTTATGAATTGCGAAGTTTCGTTTGTTGGTTGGGCTCAAGAAGAAGACTACAAGGCTGCTGAAGCTTTGTATGAGCAGTACTCCTAAAAGAGCAACTGGCTACGACACTGGCCCCCCAGTGTCGTCGACTAAAACGGATTGATCCACCGTTAGCCATAACGGATCACTTACTTTATGAACGAACACAGCTTCATTAGATCGGTCCACAGGCACCTTTCACCTGAAGTGTACTCATGGAAAATTCATGATACATACACGGGAGGCGTGCCAGACGCTATGTATTGTGGCCCGTCCGCTCTTTTGTTTGTTGAGTATAAATATATTAAATCTCTTCCCAAACGTAATGACACTTTAATTCGTCATTCCTTATCTGAACTGCAAATTCAATGGCTAAACCGAATCAATGGACCAGCTCAAGCAGCATTAGTTATAGGTATAGAACAAACAGCGTTAATAATACCTAGTGACTTTTCAACTAATATTAGTAAACTGCAATATATAGAACAAAATATTTCCCGACAAGATGTCGCACAGTGGATATATGAAGTAACACACTCAGGACGAGCAGAACATGAACAAAGAACACCCCCAAGTAGTAAAAAACCTACGAAAAATTTGGGACGCTAAAAAAATACAAATGCGGTTTACACAAGTCGAAGCTGCAAAAGAACTAGGATGGTCTCAAGGCGCCATTTCTCATTATCTCAATAACATCACTGAACTACGAGCACCAGCCATCGTAAAGCTAGCAAACTTCTTAGACGTAGACCCTCGCGACATCGACCCTAATATTGAAAACAGCCTGCATAGTGTCGAAAAAAAGTTTATTTCATATGATGTCAGGGACGCTACTAAAAAAATCGACGAAATCTTGCTTAGTCGTCGAGATGATTCTTCTATCCTAGTAAAAATACCTAACAGCGGGATCTATACTGCACATTTTTCTCAATATGAATCTTACAAAGAGTGTTATGCACGGCTGATATCGCCGTCGCAATTAAAAACCCCAAAGACCTACGCTGTTCGTTTAAAAGGTAAAAAGAATATTGAGTTCTTTACCCCAGAAAAACTGCCCCCTTCATCAGCAATTCAAACCCTTTGGTCTGTCGTAGCCTACTATTATTATTAGCTTTTTAATATTGGGTGTTATAACATAACCAAATGCTATTTGCTATTTTGCAAAAGCCAACACAAGGAGGTGTGCGCCTTCGATTGGTGCACCGATGTACGTATGGCTGAATTACTAATGGAAAAGTATGGTCCTTTCATGGACATGAACGATTTGTCAGATTTACTAAAAATAAAGAAACAATCAATGTACCAACAGATATATCATGGTCGTCTTAATATCCCCCATGCAAAATTAGGAAAAAAATATTTATTTCCAACGCATGAAGTAGCTGCTTACATGACAAAAAGAATTTCAGTCTACTAAATCTTCAGCTCTTAGATTTACATAACGTGACAACTGATCCAGGCTACTGTGGCCTGACACCAGTCTAACTTGCTCTACCGGCATTTTTCGCACCTCAAACATGCGTGAAATTGCTTCGTGTCGAAGATCATGAAAACGTAAATCAACAATACCTAATTTTGTACACATACGCGCAAATTTGTCAGAAATGCTTGAAGCACGTTTTACACAGAACACGGTTGAGCCCTTGCGAGATTCATTTGACAAGCGTAGGAGCACCTCTCTCACGCCCTTCCACATAGGTATAACATGCCATTTTTTGCCGCCAACAGCCTTCCTGTTTTTTCTCCATAACCCTATTGTGCTTTTTTTAAAATTAATATTTTTCCACTCTAACGCATGGATTTCACCTTGACGCATACCAGACTCAACTGCAATTTCTAACATTGGTCTTATCCAATGTGTGCCAGCCTCATCCATCAATCGTTCCCACTCGTTTCCTTCCAGTCGTCTATCGCGCTCTTCACTCTGCGCAATAATTTTACGATCAGTTAATATTTTAATTGCATTGTCAATGGGGCGCTCTACTAATTTAAGACCATGCAGTAGCTCTGCATTTACAATAGCTTGTTTAAAAAAATATAAATTTTTGCCTAAAGTAGAAGGCTTAACCGTTTTGCTTCGTTCAGCTGCAAAGTTCATAATTTCGTTAGCTTGTAATTCGTGAACAACAATGTGCCCGAAGTAGCGTCTAACCATGTCTAATTTGTGGGCCTTAGATTTGTCCATTACCTCAAATTTTTCTATGTCTGCTTTATACAAATCAAGAATGTCACTAATGAGCATGGACCGCGATTCGCGAGGATCGATCCACGAACCATTTGCTATAGCCACTTGAGTCGAATAACCCCAAGTTTCTGCTTGGCCTTTAAGAGAAAATGTTTTTTGAACAGAGGGGAGGTTTTTTCTTTTGATGACAGCTTGCCATACATCACCACGTTTCCGTACGTACATAATAAATCCTTTTGGGTGTCACACGGGTGTCTTAGGATTTATTCTATAACTTTTTCTAGGTAAAACATACACTTATAAAGTTGGCGGAGGGACAGGGATTGCAGCGTTTAAATGTCTAAATATTGTTCTATTTCAATCACTTATCTGCTATTTGAGCTATTTTGAACTTCAACTACTAAGTTTCGTAAGTTCATGATATTTCTATTTATTTTATTTTAAACTTTTTCTTTGGGTGTCACTGACACCCGCGCTTTTACGACCTATATCCAGGTCATCAATTGCAATTGCGCTTAAACTAAGCAGTGAAAATACCAACATGTAAACGATCATAAACACCTCTATTGAATGAGGCGCTATTATAATCGGGGTCAGGTCATGAATCGAATTACATTACTGCATTTAGGTTATACAAATCTGTATGTACCGCGATTCTTTTTACGGCTTACTACTTTGACGTTCCCTTTTTTATTGTTGCGAGGGTTCCCATCTTTGTGATGCACGTCTTTTTTATCGCCTTTTTTTACCTTCCCTGCAGCTAAAGCGGCACGACGTGCTTTGTTGCGGCCAGCCCGATTCTTTTTTTGATCTGACTTACTATGGTATCCCGCATACTCTTTTTTGTAATCTCTAGTAGCCATAATTTCGCTTCTTTTTAGCAGGTTTCTTTTTGCCTTTTTTAGGTTTATCCATTTGGTTTAGGACACATTTTTTTCCTTTTCCAGCGTGCATAATTATTCTCCAGGTTTAGTTGGCCAAGCCACATCTTCTACAGATGCTACATTGGCGTTAGTTGATGGGATGTTTCTTAACGCTTCACGATAAGTTGCCCATGCGGTTTTGTCAGAATCAGATAAAGGGCTATCGTTAAATTGCGTCCAATCCGATTCACTTAGCCTTACATCTCGCTGAAACCGAATCGCGGACCATAAATCTTCGACACTTACCGGGGGTATCGACCAGGCGTCAGCTAACCACACATGATCATCAGAGGGACGAGAATCACGAGTTTGCCATCCATCTCTGTAATACTTGGTTGCTAAAAACTCATCATTGGGTTCAGAAGCATCAATTTCTTTAGCCATATGATCGCCATACATAGACCCATCTACATAAGTAGTTGCGCTTGCTGGAGACACAATATAACCAACTTCCCCTGATTCTAGATTTACCATTGCAAATTTTTTCATACGAACGTTCCTATAACGATGCCTCGAGTTGAGGCAAGATCAACTTGATTTCCAAAATAACTGCCATAAGCAAGTGACTTGGAATAAGTTGAATACATTTTTACGTTGGGTGAGTAAGTGCTAGATGAGCTAGATCGATAACCAAACTGCAGATAAGGTTGATACCAAAACATTCCGCGCGTACCAGCATTAAAAATAAAAGACTGCTGCGTGCTACCGCCCGTAACAATTTGCCAACCTGAATAAGCTGCGCAACCATTTAAAAGGCAGTAGTACTCAAACTGCTCTGTGTAAGAGTCTTTATCAAAATACAAAGGCCCAATAACCGTAGAGTTATAGTCTGTGGAGCTAGTTGTTGTCATAGTTCTACTAGGAGTACCGTAAGCAAATTGTTCGCCCTTAAAATTTGCCCGATTACTAGTAAATCCAACATCGCCCGAAGGACTAAAAACGCGTAACCCATAATTTGCGTTCTCGTCTTCATCGTTGTTCACTACGCACAGTTTGTAATCTACTGTATTCGTGCCCCAATCAACCCATTCAGGACATGTAATTTCGAAAGCGCTGCTGCTAAATATGCAGCCAATCATTTTGGTACCTTGGTTATTATTAGAAGGCCGAGCAAATAAAAATACGTCGGAACTGTTATAACCAGTCGGTATAGATATAGATGTAGCATCTTTGTTTGGGTGCCAATTAGATGCACGACCGCTGTTAGGATACAAAGAATTGCCCGCAGCATCTTTGTCAGATGAAGACCCGCCGATAACACCAGGCACAACGCTACCGCTAGCTAATACTTTAAGCTGAAGGTTCTCGCCATCAATCTGAGCGTAACCATTGTCTGTATTTGAAAGAAAGCCGTAAGCCATATCAGACCCTAAATACTATAATTTCGTAGTTGTAATTGCCGCCATACAAATTACCGCCTGTACCAAAGTTAGCCAGGTTTAAACCAATAGCATTAGTTCCAACAAAACATTGCACAAGACTACCCTGAGCTTGATTGTTAATACCCCAAGTACCATCAGCCGCCATGCCGGTTACAGATATAGTGGTAGTGCCTGATATTGTGCCGGTGTAAACACTATGAAATTTGCATAAACGGTTGTCGTAACGCAGTCTGGAGTTTCCATTGGCATCAAATATTTCTAAACCGTAAACAGGAAGCACGCCCACCGCACCGCTAAGCACGAATGTTTTAGTCTGTTGATTTGCTGCAGAACCACTAACTGGGTTTTCATGGTAATGCGTGATTACAACTTCACAACGATAAGCCGTGTTGTTATTAACAGGCGTTACTGTAATCGTATTGCCCGACCTAACGTTTGTTGAAGGGCTTACTGTGCAATTTAATAATGTAAACACAGCTATTGAGTATGAAGAATAGATGAGACTTTGAGCTTGACCGTAAGTATTAGTCCCCACGGTAACCGTCAGACTAACAGTGTCATTGATTTGGATATCTTGTGTAGCACTCGTTGTCGTCGGGTACTGACTAACTGAAGAGTTACTAGTAATACCAACTGTATACGTAGCCATTACGCTGACAAGTTACCAAGCTGCACACGGAGCGTACTACCATCAAAAATTTTAATAACATCTGATGCAACTTCCATGCGAGATCCGCTCGCTGCAGATTTAATACTAAGTCCTGTGCCCGTGCCCTGGATGTTGACCTGCGACGCGTCTATTGTACCGCCTACAATTTTGTCTGCTGACATAGAACCCGAAGTAATAGTGTCTGCGTTAATTGAACCAATTTTAGCTGCTGTAATTGATGCGTCTTCGATCGCTGCAGCTTTTATATAAACGACCCCGTTCGTTACACCAAAAGGTATAACATCGGCAGAAGGTGTATTTGTTGTACCGTTAGCCGTTGATGAGGGATCAACGATTGCAAACTTGTCCGCACGAATTACAAATGCTGACTCAGGTGTACCATCGACATCAACGCTAGATAGTCCAAAACCTGATACATGGCCGTTGTTATCTATTTTTACAGAATACTGAGCTTCAAGTCCTGATATGTCAGAAGCAGTAGCAGTAAAACCTTGTTCCACTGTAACACCAGTACCACCAGCATTATTTAACCTAGCAGTCAAACCATTAACAGTTGATGCCGCTGAAGTTGCAGAACCTGCCGCATTAGTAGCTGCGGTAGAAGCAGTGCTTGAAAATGTACTTGCGTTAGATTCACTTGTTGCAGCATTAGTAGCACTTGCCGCTGCAGAAGAAGCCGATACGCCTGCTTCACTAGCTTTAGTAGCCGCCGTGCTAGCACTACCTGAAGCCGCTGAAGCGGAGTTGCCAGCATTGTTTTCTGATGTCGCAGCGTTACTAGCAGAAGTACCGGCAGCTGATTCAGAACCCGCCGCATTTGTTTCGCTAGAAGCCGCATTTGTTTCAGCAGTCTCTGCGCCAGCTTGAGCGGTTTCTGCTGCATTTTTTGCACTAGTGGCAGTACTAGCCGCTGTTCCAGCCTCCGTAGCTTTAGTGGCAGCAGTAGCAGCAGATGTGTTTGCTGCACTTGCACTATTACCAGCGTTATTTTCAGAGGTTGCAGCATTCGAGGCGCTTGTGGCCGCAGCTGACTCTGAACCCGCAGCATTAGTTTCACTTGTTGCTGCATTTGTTTCAGCAGTTTCAGCTGCTCCCTTCGCTGTTTCTGCTGCATTTTTTGCTTGAGTAGCTGTTGTAGCAGCCTGGCTTGCGTCTGTAGCTTTAGTAGAAGCAATACTAGCATTAGAGGCGGCAGCGCTTGCACTACTACCAGCATTATTTTCAGAGGTTGCAGCATTAGTAGCAGATGTCCCAGCAGAAGACGCGGAGCCTGCCGCATTTGTTTCACTAGAAGCCGCATTTGTTTCAGCAGTTTCTGCACCTGCTTTAGCTGTTTCAGCCGCTGTTTTTGCAGTATCAGCTGCAGTTGCTGACTGGCTAGCTTCTGTTGCTTTTGTAGAAGCTGTAGATGCAGCAGTAGACGCTGATGTAGCAGACTGACCGGCAGCCGTAGCGCTATTTGCTGCAGTAGTAGCAGAAGTACCGGCAGCTGACTCCGATCCCGCTGCATTTGTTTCGCTTGTTGCTGCATTAGTCTCAGCAGTTTCTGCACCCGCTTGAGCAGTTTCTGCCGCTGTTTTTGCAGTATTTGCTGCGCCTGCAGAAGTACCAGCATTTGAGGCACTTGTTGACGCTAATGAAGCGTTTGTTGATGCAGCAGTTGCAGATTGACCAGCTTGATTTTCAGATGTTGCTGCATTAGATGCGGATGTAGCCGCTGCTGCTTCAGAAGAATCAGCATTAGTAGCAGAACTTGCTGCGGATGTAGCGGCAGTTATAGCATTAGATTCAGCAGTTTCTGCTGCAAGTTCTGCAGTTTGAGCTGCCGATGCACTTGTACCAGCCGCGGATGCACTAGTCGCTGCTGAAGTTGCTGAATTACCCGCTGCCGTTGCCGAAGATGCGGCATTTGTCTCAGCTGCCTCGGCATCAGTTACGGCTTGTTGAGCATCTGCCAAACTAGATGCTGCAGATACACTGCTAGATTGTGCCGCAGTAGAAGCTGTTCCCGCATTAGTAGCGTGAGTAGCAGCAGACGAAGCACTTGTAGACGCCGCTGTTGCGCTCTGACCAGCTGCATTTTCTGAGTTAGCCGCATTTGTAGCACTAGTAGCTGCGCTTGATGCTGATCCAGCAGCGGTGGTTGCAGATGAAGCTGCATTTGTTTCAGCTGTTTCTGCACCTGCTTTAGCTGTCTCTGCTGCTAGCTTCGCAGTGTTTGCAGCGCTCGAAGCTGTACCCGCATCAGTAGCAGATGTAGCAGCATTCGAAGCGCTTGTAGCCGCAGCTGTAGCGGAACTACCTGCATTATTTTCTGAACTAGCTGCATTAGTTGCTGAAGTACCAGCTGATGAAGCTGATCCAGCAGCGCTCGTAGCTGAATTAGAAGCGGCAGTTTCAGCGGTTTCAGCCGCTGCCTTAGCAGTAACTGCATTAGTTTCTGCCGTTTCTGCATTAGACTCAGCAGTTTCTGCACCCGATTGCGCGGATAAAGCCGCAACTTTAGCCGCTAGTGCATTTGTATAGGCAGTACTTGCACCTGTTTCTGCAGTCTCTGCATCTACTTGAGCAGCAAGAGCTAATATTTTTGCTGCATTAGAATTTGTTTCTGCAGTTTCGGCTCCACTTTGAGCAGCAATTGCCGCTGTACGCGCTGTAATAGAACTATCTCTAGCACTTTCTGAACTCGTTTGAGCCGCTAAAGCCGCTACTTTTGCTGCCAATGCAGCCGCCGCATCAGAGTTAGCGGCTGCAGCAGAAGATGCAGAAGAAGCCGTATTTCCATAAGTTGTTACAAGCCCAGACGCAGTTGTTTCTACACTACCTATACGACTAAGAAGGTTTCCTGCAGATGAAACGCTATATGAACTTGAGTATCCAACAAAGGATTCAAGGTTTGCTAAATCAACAGCTGATCCAGAACCATCAATCTGATTTGCTAAAGATGTGCTTAACTGACTAACAGAAATAGCACCAGTTAGCTCATCAAGAATATGAGCAGGGTCAGTAGCTGTAGTTGCAAGGGTACCATTACTACTGTTAAACGGCCCTTTAACATCGCTTGTGTTGACATGTCTTATCCAATAGTAACGAGAAACTCCACCACCTGTTGGGTCTATGTAACTACGACCCGTCGCCACACCAGTTAAGGTAGCGTCACCAATGGTGTCAGATGTGTGCGACCAAATTTCTGTCTGTGAGTGCGAAGTATAACTAGGCATATCCCAAAACAAATTAACTTGGCTGAAAGCTGCACTAGCTGTAAAACCAGTAGGGACTAGTGGGGTACTAGTTGCAACAAACGTATTATCCGACATTCCTATGTTGGATACGTTTATATTGTTTGGATCAAAAGCACTAGATTTTAATTCTGATGCAAGACCTGATGCTATAAGTTCGCGTAACGTTACAGCTCTATCGACAGGATCTCCTCTTCGACCAAGTCTTATTTCTAATGCTTCGGCAATGCTTTCTAAATATTTTGTAAGTTGAGGAGGAATACCCGTTGGTGGTTTAGGTATACCTGGAATTTTTGTTGGAGTAGGTTTCATGTCCCACGGATCTCCTCCATCGACTGCGCTAAACAAAACTCATTAATGTCAGTCCCTTCAACTTGCACTTCCCACTCCTGAGCAACAACAGCAGGCATGCGCATAATAGGTTCTCTTAAAGTACCGTTACTAATACTGCTAGGCACAGTAGTCGCCTGTATGTAAGTTGATCCAGATTTGGTTAGGGTATAGTGAGCAACTAATGTTCCGTCACCATAAACTTTCACAGTAGCGGGGTACTCGTTTGCATGAACTGAAACCCAACCCATGCTAACGGGGGAGGGGGTGACGAACTTTTTACTTTTAAATGTCGCAGTTTTACTTGTGCTGCCACCGCGATACTTTTTAATTTTATTCCCAACAATAATATACAACTCCCCGTCTTTAGGGTTCATATATCCGCCGCGAATTCCCGCAGAAATAGTAAGCGTTGTTAGTGCATTTTCTTCACCTCGGGGGTCATATACCCAGCCACCACTAGAATGAAATGCTACATATGTGCCTTCATGTTTAAACGCACGAATAGTTGTAGGATTAAATGTGCTATTCCACTGTTCAACACTGATAAGACCAGCGGTGACCACGGACCCCGAAGCGCTCTGCACGGCACATAAACCATCTGGACCTGCATAAAGAACATAGTCCCCCATATCTACAACGCTGTTAATATTCACACAAGCTTGAGCTAAATCTATACGGACCGCTGTCATTGCTGATGGGTCGGTACCTGTGATGAAATATGGTTGCCCATCAGTTAGAGCTGCGACACCATTTGCAGTAGACGCAATAGCAACAATGTCTTCTTCAGTCGTTATACGATAGCTAATTGGCCATGCGTGAGGGAGGAAGGGTTCGCTCAAACAAAAACGTTTGCCTGTAAACCCAGCCATAACGCCTTGCGCTAAAGAAATCAGCCCTTTTAGAGGGCCGTCTGGATACAAACTAGAGTTATCGTCTGGTGGTCCAATCCAAGTATCACTCGGTAAAACTTCACCTAGATTTGCTGCATCTGTAGTGTCCGTAAATGAAGTCGCCGTATAAGCTACCTCACCTACAAACTGAAAAGTTGTATTAGTACTACCCGTATTAGACCGATAAACACGTTTTAACGCACCAGTTGTTAAATTATAGTTACCAGAAGGTTGCTGCCCTGTAGATAAAGTAACAGTTACCGACTCAGTGTCTGTTAACTCTATGACCGTACTTGGGCTGCTAGGTGGACCTTCTTCGCCCATCGCCGTAACAAATGTGTACACATAAGAAACATCATTAGGCGTGGCAGTGTCATCCGCCGTCCCTGTTTTAGCCGTTGTCGGAGCACCTGATGGGGCAGGGACACCTAACCTAAAAGAATTTGCGGGGTAACCCGATGCACCACTTACTAAAGTACTTACATTACCAACCCTAGGGTAGTCATCGCCGGTAAAATACAATCTATCGGTTGTATCACCAGGTATTGGACCAGGAACAACCGACACGTTGTCTTCGTTCCATTCTAACCAGCTTGTATCTCTGTAAAAATAAATTGATCTACGCTGCGTATTTTGCAGAGTGTAAGTATCAGAATTATCTTTTATCGAAACAAGCCTGCCTGACTCAAGATCAACATTCTCAGCTGTTTGGCCAAACTGGTCAGCGAGCAACCTGGGGGAAACCCCAGGTGCAATTCCGCTAAACCTGTCCCGTTTAAAATACGCCATGCGTACCTCATTCTTCGGTTTCTGTAACAGCCTTTTCTATGAGTGAAGCAATATTTGCTACGGCAAGATCATGAATAGTAGCTTGTCTTTTAGCACTTACAGACATTTGCACAGCTTGTTCATGCAGCGATAGCATTTCTTTTACTTCATCACTAAGTCCTGAAACAGGGTAAGAGACATCACCAATAGTTAACGTTGGTTCTTCTTTTGTTGCATTTTCAATTACGTCGGTCACGATTGACTCCTTCATATTTGTGAAGGTTTATTATATTAGTCCAGGTATTATAAATAAAGCTGTTTATGACCAAGGCACTTCTGCAACGACCGAAGGAGCTTTAGACTCAGCAATCTGGTTTGCAATAGATGCTTCAAGAGAAGTTACTTGCTCTTCGCCCATTGAGTCTTTACACCACTGAATCGCTACAGCTTCTGTAATATCTGCAAATGCTACAAATCCATCTGCATCTGGGTCTGGGGTAAATGAAGAGGTGCCGTAGGATGATCCGTAATGACTGACTGCGTCATCACCTGAGCCTACTTCTTCTGAGTCTGATGCACGCCAATGAGCAACGATTACACCATCGTCACTTGCATTGCGCTCTAATTGTACTACTGTCCAAGTTACTGCCATGATTTTATACCTCTAGTTGTTTTCAAGTTGTGTTATTCGTGCTTCAAGTTCTTGTATAGTTGCAACCAATAGCGGTACTAGCTTGCTCTGGTCGATGCCTTGGTAATCAGGGACAGACCTAGTACCCATAACAGCTTCAGTGGTTACATTGCCTTCATTATCTAGTACTGCGGGAGTAACTTCATACTCCTCGTCTTTCATTGCGTCTTTTGTGCCTGTTATTGCTTCAGGTACAACGTCTGCAACCTCGTGTGCAAGGAAGCCATCGACAGTAGCGTCAGCATTGGCAATAAAATTAAATCGTTTAGGTTCTAATTGCTTAAGTCTTTCTGTAGCACTTGACATAGCTACTACGTTTTCTTTAAGACGGTAGTCAGACGAAGTGGTGTAAGAGGTAGAAGAACCACTGGCTGAAATTGAACCAACTATTCCATTTGCGTTGTAAAAATATTGATAAACGTGCAAACCTGTTCCGGTATGGCTGTTAAGAATTTGAGAGTCAGCTGACCTTATTTCAATCCCATTACTAGCGCCTGAATTTGACCACGAAGCAAATTTAGCTGTGCCGCCAATATTAGCAACGCCTGATAGGTATAGGTCTTTCCAACGATGGCTTGCTAATCCAATGTCAACTGTTGCATCTACATCTGATCCAGCCCGTCTTGGGATTATGCTGGTGTTTTGAAATCTTATTCCTGTGTCACCATCGATGTGCAAATCACCATTAGCAGTACCAATTTTACCTATAGATGATAATCCTTGGTAAAACTCCATTAAATCCCCTGAGTTGGTAAGGCGATTTACAATAACAGGACACCCACCGTCTCTAGTAAATCCTGCAAAACTATTTGGTTTTATTTCATGCCCTGCAACTGTAAAGTTTGCACTAGTCTTACCAACGAGCAAATCACCGCCTGATGTGAGCCTTGCCTTCTCTTGAGGGTTAGCAGACGAACCAGTTGCAAAAGATAAAGCATATGCTGTTCCAAAAATATTATCAGCTACAGCACTAATTTTTGCTTGAACGCCAGTACCGCCAGTTGAAGAATCACTTGAACTAAATTCAATATCACCAATAGATTCCCCTGAATTAACAGATGTATCAAGACTTTGTAACTTTATTCCATTAGTGTTTGAAGTTATTCCTACGCTTGTTATGGCTCCTGTAAATGATCCAGTTGTTGCATTTGCCGTCCCAGATAGGTGGAGGTCACGGAAACGAGCAGAAGAGGCTTCCCCCAAATCAACAGTACCATTTGCATAATTACCGTTCTTATAAGGATTCACAGCCGCATCGCTAAAGTTTAATCCTGCGTGGCTTGAGTTTCCTGAAATTGTCAGGTTGTCTCCGTTGTCAACACCAATCGAGCCTACGGTTGTGCCGTCTTTGGCAAAAGCCAAGATAGCGCCATCTGAGTTTTGTCTATTTAAATAAGCATTTATTTCACCATTAGTACTGCTGTAATACTGACCATTACTTAAAATGTTGTGACCGTAGTTGTCAGCGTTATCGTTCCATAAAGTTGTATCAGTAGTCCCCACGAGCAAATCACCGCCTGATAAGCGCATCTTCTCTGAGCCGCCCGATTGGAAGAGCAAAATGCCAGTGTTTCTTGCGTTTAATGTAAGTGATGAACTGCTTGTTGTAATAGTACCGTGTACTGCTGAACCAGATTTGATATCTATTGCATTTACATTTGCCGTCCCAGATAGGTGTAGGTCTTTGAAGCGTCCACCTGACCAACCTAAATCTATTGTGGCATCAACATCAGAACCGTTTTGTCTTGAGCCAATAGCGCCAGCAAACATTTTTAATCCTGCATGACTTGCTTCACCGTCTAAGTAAAAACCACTTGACTCTATACCAATCGAGCCTACCTGTGCATTTGCCTTATCAAATCTAACGATTTCACCATCACTACTCAGCCGATTAAAGTAAGCAACTAGCCCACCATTAACAGTGCTTTCTTGCGCTCCAGTTGGACTAAATTTATGCCCTGCAACACCTGAAGAAGAAGAAGTCTTACCCACGAGCAAATCACCGCCAGCCGTCAGCATCATGTTGGTCTGAGGTGTGGCAGTGTTTCCTGCTGTACCTGCTGGAGCAGTAGCCCAATAGTGTATGCCGTTAGTTATTTGATAACTACCGACTGCTACAGAGCTGACAGAATACTTGTAGGTTGATGCCGCGTCCCAAAATAAACCAGACATAAAATGAGTATCTGCCGCACCTCTACCTGTTATGCTTGAGCCAGAATTACCAATTTCTAGAGATTTATAGTGTGAAGCTGAAGGAACAACACCAATACCCACCGACCCTGATGAGTCTATGACCATCTGAATCTGGGAGGCACTAGTAGGTCCTGTGCCGCCATTTCCAAACATAATATTACCAGCAGAACCTCCGCTTCTTCCTATCCATACAGAACCAGCGTATGTACTATGTGCATGACCATAAAGTTTTACACCACCACCTGCTCCACTAGAACCAAACCCAGCTTGAATATTTACATCTCCTGCCCAAGTTGCATCAGCTCCTTCTACAAGAAGGTATCTTCCAGCGTTTGTTCCTTTTGAAAAACCTATGTTGCCATTTACTTCTAGTGGCTGATTTGGCGCAGTGGTACTTCCCACCATTAATCCACCGTTAGCAATATTTATATTTTGTGCAGAAGTAATTCTAAGAGCTTCGGCAGAACTAGAGCCTGTTAAAAACTGAAAGCCTCCATTGGCAGTATTTGCTATATGGTAGTTGGTTCCATTACGACCATAATAAAAGTCATTACCATTTGCGGCTATTGTATAATTTCCGTTAGTTCCAGTTTTTAAGAAAGTACCACTTGATGTCACGCTACCACCAACATTTAGACCATGACCAATGGTCGATGCTTCATACGACTTTAACTGTATAGTTGCAGTGCCACCGTGGTTATAATAAAACGCTCCACCTTGACCTGCACCTGTTAAGTCACCGACAGCGGCTATGTTAGTTCCATCAGTTTCTTTAATAAAAAGAAGTGCATCATCATTTTGCATTGTGATGTTGCCTGAAAAAGTAGCACCCGCATTAAACGTAGCCGCACCGCCGATGGTGGTTGCACCGTTTCCAAATACTCTTAGCAAAACATTACTAGCATCGTGGTCAACAACATTTAAAGCAATATCACTTCCAGTAGACCCTGCGGCA